TGTTTCTCCTATTAAGCGAGTTAAATTAAAATTGATACCCCGAAGGCATATCATTAATGCTGGTTACTAGTTCCAGCGACATCGTGCGTCATGTCAGCTTTACCAACGATTCGTAACTTAGTGGTCCTAAGGTGAATTCTTATCGATTCATCACATACATAGTGATTTCGAATCCGTATCTCATTTCTACTGCTTCTGGTTTAGTCCACATATTCATCTCCTTAGTTATGTCCAAGACGGACACTTATACTTATTACTGAGGAGACAAAAACCAGCTAATGAAAATCATTAGTTTTACCTAATGGTATTTATGCTTTTTCAGTAGGTGTTTCTGCTTCTGCTTTAGGCAATTGTGGCATTGCTTGTGCTTGAATTTTATTGATCAATGCTGCAATTTGATCAAATGGGTGTTTACCCAAAGATGCTAAAATTGCGTTTGCCTCATCAAGAGTAAATTCAAATTTAATAGTAATTTGTTGTGCTTGCTCAGTCATAATAACTCCATGTTTAAATTATTTAGTTTTCTTGCCGATATTATATTTCGGTACAAGTTCCCATTCGTTTTTCTCTTTATAAGATACAACCTTAATTTGAGACAAAGATGCTTTATGGTCAGCTTGAGAATCATTGAGAATCTTTAATAGTTCCCAATCTTGGAGCAAACCAGCAATAGCATTTCTACGCTCGATATCGCCACTAGTAATATTAGATTCTTTACCATCTAAGGCAAATAGTTCTTTAAAGTGAACGATGAAGTACCTACCCTGCTTATGTAAGATATGGCAGGATTGATATAATTTGTTTTCTTTTCTGGATGCAATGCCGATGCGAGTCAGTGTTTCTCTAACTTTCAGGAAGTTATCTGGCTCTGGCAGACTCACTTCAAGCATCGACTCGGGCTTCCAGTCGTAATAAACCATCTCTATAGTCATTATTTTCCACCTTTGTATAATTTTTCTTTAATCATAATCAATTGATTATCAGTAAGAATACTAAGGGCTTCTTTCACTTTTTCATCAGAGTAACCGAAGTATTCTTTAACTAATCGAAAGGATTCGGTTTCGGCATCTTTTTTGTGCCATTTACTGAACCTTTTCTTCTTAGAAATACTATTTAGGAAAAAGTAAAACTGCCAGTCCTCTGGGATGGAACAATGAAAGTTCATCTCATTGGCATAAAGGACTGTATCGGGAAAATAACTTAGACCACGATTAACAATGAAAGGTGTATAATCTTTCTTTGCTAATGGATCTTCTGCAAACAGATCTTTCTTTGTTAAGTTAATCGCATTAATAAAATCAAAAGGAGACATTTTTCAAAACCCAATCTTCAGCGAAACACTCCGCATCTTCTTCAGAAGGGAATGTTTCGAAATCATTATAATCATTTTGAGCATCATATACTATGACACCCCACTCACCATTTTGGGTTTTATAAACTTTTGCGTTACGAGTACCTTGTTGGTAGTTCGAAAGGATTTTCATTATCTGCATCATAATGCCTTTAAGATTTGTAAATGTTCTTCAGAGCACGCAAACCGCTTTCCTGGAAAACGATTCTCTAAAGCATCATTTAATTCTTTATACGAAGTACCCTGCACCATAAATTGTCCATCTTCTTTTTTATAGATGAACAATGTATTGTTATGTTTTTCTACGATGATTTGAATTAGATCATCACTAGAAACTTGTTCTTCAACAATATGTTTTGCAAGTTTCTGTAATAGATGATTGGCATACTTCTCACGAAGGTTCCAACCATACACAACACCAAGAATAAAAATACCAATAGCAAAAAGTAATACTAATCCCAGTTCCATGTTAGCCTCACTTAAATTTACACTGTGCCATTACCTCTGTTAATGCTGCCATCATATTTAGTTCATGATCGGCAACAAATGCTGCTTTGTATTGGTAATCGGCTAAGATAAGAATCAATTGAGGAATGCTATTTGCTTCCATGTGCTGTGTGGCTGTGTCATACAATTCTCGGAACAGAGTTGTAGTATCTGCATCAGACTGTTTAGTAACCCACTTACGGACTTCTGTAAAGTCTTTCTCTTTGAGCATTTTAATCAGACTACGAAATGATTCCTCAGACATATTAACGAGGATGCCAGAGTCGATCCTACCTGCCACAGAATAGCGTTGTAGTTCGTTTAGAATACGACGATAGTCAGGGAAGTGTTTAGTGATTAGTTCTGCCACGACTTTAGGATCGAATTCGATTCCTTCATTCTTTAGAATCTGTGATGCTCGCTTGAAAAAGTTTGCAGCAATCGATTGCTTGTCAGATGAATCAATCTTAAACTCAACTACAGCGCAACGACTGTGGAGTGGTTCAATAATACGATTCTTAAAGTTACATGTGAAGATAAATCGGCAGTTAGCAGAGAACTCTTCAATCATAGAACGCAAGGCAGGTTGCACCGACTGAGCATTCATATAGTCTGCTTCGTCAATGATAACAACTTTCTTTGAGTCTGTTAGGGATACTGTTGACGCAAAAGACTTGACAGTTGTACGAAGGACATCAATCGAACGACCTTCATCAGATCCGTTAATCATGATATACTCTGCACCAATTTCATTACATAATGCTTTTGCTACAGTAGTTTTACCTACACCAGCAGTACCGCTGAATAGGAAAGATGGTAATTCACCTTGTGCGATATATTCTTTGAATGTCTTCTTCAGCGCATCTGGAAGAACACAATCATCAATCTTCTGTGGACGATACTTTTCAACCCACAGGAACTGGTCATCACGACTTTCAATCATCAATCATTCTCCAAAAAATTACTAAGACTACCACGCTCCATCCACTCACGGAGTTCATAGTTTACCATAAACTTACCATATCGTTCATAGTTTTTGGCTTTTTCATTCCAAACATCAACATGATATGGACGCATATCCACTTCCTTAAACTGATTATCAGGTAGATCCTGATTATCTGAAGCAACATATGCTTGTGCTTTTGAAATGTGTTTTCTGACTAGACGATCGTCTATCTTACCATTCTCAAATGACCATGCCCAAATTGTATCAGTGGACTTGCCACCAAATAGATTGGATGTTATAGAATGTGGGGTCTTGCGATGCTTAATCTCAGTGTTCATAATAAATCCATAATAAAGAATGGGGAGCGAACTCCCCTCAATTTAAAACTCGAAAGTCGAGTCTGCTTCTACTGCAACATAATATACTAAGTCGCTGGAAGATGATTTAAAGCGAGAGATTTTCTTGCTTGAGATTGATACTGAATAATCTCCTGGAAGCATCTTTAGGTTTTCTACTTTCAAGTTTACTTTGAAAGTCTTATCAGTTGTACCGACTGGTTCACTGTAAGAGTTACCTGTGGCATTCTTCTTGTCACCAACGACAGCAGTAATAGTTGAACCATCACCAACGATTGATACATCGGCTGAACGAAGAACAGAAGCAGTCTTGTGGAGCATGTTTAGGTTTGCTGCAGAAAGACTGAAGTTGATTTCAGCATCTGGGAAAGTGATTGCCTTCTGTGGTGCTACCAAAACAGATGCATCAGCTGCAAAGAATTTGATCTTCATCGAACCTTGACTGATTGAAACATACTTATCACTGAAGTCTAATTCTGGATCTTCAAACAATGACATTGCACCCAAGAACTCATTCAAGTCATAGATCGCAAAGTCAGGGAATGTTTCATTCACAGTTGCGTCTGCCATGACATTCTTCTGAGCAGAGATTGTTGCTAGTTTGCTTCCACTCTTAAGAAGCAAGTTGGAATTGATTCCAGCAAAATTCTTAAACAGGGATACCGTATCTTTAGATAATTTCATTTAATTTCCTTTTCAAATTAGTACATTACTATGTATAAAACATTATACTCCAAAACAGACTTTTTGACAAATTTATTTTGAGTATTTAACATCATGTTCGTATAAAAACATTAAGCAACACATTGCGTGTGCCAAATGATTCTTTCCAGTTTCGGGATCATTTTGTTCTCCCTCTTTCCATGCCCAAAGATGTCTTTGCATTGCGTCAAAGTATCTGCGTTTTGAGTCTGGAACATTCTTCCAATTATCTGGTTCGTATTTCTCCGCACCAAATGTTAGAATTTCTACTGTTGCTTTTAAAGCGAGTGGTGGTAGTAAACCATATTGTAGTTTACCACCATCAAATTTCCTACCACCTGTGGTGGCATTTTGCGACTTCTTTATATCTTCTTTGGTTGCCATATTCTCTCCAATGAAATCAACAATAGGTACTCCGAAGAATACCTATTATTAACTCACTTAATTAGGCTGTACGAGTAAATACAGTAGAACCAGCAACACGATTAGCAAGTGCAACCATTGCACGAGTTGGGCGACCGATGCGGTATTTAACCACTTCAGCACCATTGACAACTGCTGGGTTTGAATAAACACAGTAGCCTTGCTCACGCAAATTGCGAATTGTGCTAGCTGGGTGTGCAATACCGAAAGAAGACTTGATCTGCTTTGCAGTAAAAGACTTACCCTTTTGTAAATGCGTCAATAGCAATTCTTGTTTAGACATAATATCTCCATAATTAACAACCATCAAATGAAAAAAGTCGCTGAGGAACGATGGCGTATCCCCCAGCGACGAGTAAAACTAATTAAACTTCGATGCCGTTTTCACGGAGGATCTGATTGAAGTCTTCAACATCAGTATCAGCATCAACTGATTCATCGATAATTCTCTGCAAACGAGATGCTTCCATGGCATCTTGCTTGTCTGCTTTAGCAGGTTTAACTTTCACAACTTTAGCCTTAGCAAGTTTCGCAACTTTGGCTTTAGCCTTTGCCACTGGAGCAGTCAGTTTGTCTGACAACTCTTTGGTGTATGCAGAAAGTTCTGCATCAGTAGGAACAGGGAGTTGGTAAACACCACGCTCGACCTTGTTCTTATTAAACAACCAGTTAGGATAACCGATCTTCTCATTCTTAACACCAGTGCGTTGATCACGCAAAGTGTAATAGATTGAGGCACATTCCTTCAGAGTAATCTGAGGAGTTTTCTTGTACTGAGGATTAGATTCAATCACTGATACAACGAATCGTTTTTGTGACAATGACAAGTTTGCAAATTTCAACATAATAAATTTCCTTTTTAAAAGATTTCAAACACTACAGGGATTATTATACCCTAATTTCAAATTAAAGACAAGTTCTTTTTGCAATCCCCTGCAAGTTGCAAGGGATTCTTTCTCCATCCTTAGAATGGAATTTCTTCTCTCTCTGCCTTCGGTACTTCTACAACTTCAGGTTCAGGTTGAGGGTTTGCAATATTATCATACAACTTCAAGAATGCATCTTTAGTTGCAGAATCAAAACGATTGCAGCAAAGTTCTACTGCTTTAGTTTGATTCTTGAAAATCGCAAACGCACGAACAATATGGATCATACGACGAGTCGTAATAGTTTCATCCACACCACCATCGTCAAAAGTGCGACGGATTGCATCAGCCCACTTGACAAGTGTTTCTGCAAACACATCATCAAGACAGCCATACGACTCCATCAGATTTCTGACAATCTTCACTTCAACTTTGGCATTCGGATATTCCTGCTCAAAGGTTACAGCGAATCGCTCTAAGAATGCTTCATTCAATACATTCGTACCGATGTAGCGTCCATCATCACTACCCTTACCCTTTGTGTTCGCAGTGGCAATCACATTGAATCCTTTGGCTGGGATAATCATTTCATTCTTGAGTTTAAAGTAATATGGCTTACCCTCAAGAATCGGTTGCAAGCAAAGCAATGTATTCGCTGAACCTGCATCAATCTCGTCAAGCAACATAGTCGTACCAGTGCGCATAGCAATAAGGACTGGACCCTCGACTACTTCTACATTACCATCTTGAAGAGTCTTTGAACCAATGAGTTGTTCTTCATCAGTCATCATATTCAAGTTTACACGAATGAGTGGCTTCTTGTGTTTGGCACAAATTTGTTCCACCATCGTTGACTTACCATTCCCAGTTGGACCAGAAATGTAGGCTGGATAAAAGATACCAGACTTAATAACATTCTCCAAATCGGTGAAGTTACCAAATGGTACAAAGTTAGGATCTTTCACTGGAATCAGTGATTGGGTATTTGTGTAGTCTACGATATACGATTGCACAGGTTCATCTTTCAAAGCAGTATTACCAATAACAACAGGTGCAGGTTTACGACCATCAATCGCATATAAACCACGACCAACTTTCTCTTTCATAAGCCACAAGGGATATTTCTCAGTCTTCAATGCCGACATTACATCAAGCAATTCAGGACGACTAACTGTTCCACGAGTTTGAACATCTGGGAACATCTCATTGAGTTTGGACTCAAATACATCACGGAAAACACTATCAACTTTTGCCATCATTCACTCCATTCATAATCAATTACAATAACATTATTATGCCCTAAATCGTAATAAAAGGCAAGCATTTTCTGCAATAACCCTACAGAAAGCAGGGGAATTAAATCCCCTGTAAATTCAACAACTTACGCAACCAGAGAGACGAACCGATTCAAGAGGATTCGGCTAGTCTTCTTAGTGTTCAGATACTTACTGAAATTTCTTGCAATAGACTGGGCTTTTGCAGTAGAGTCTACAGTCAAGTCACCTTCCTCAATCTTTGTTGCAGTCTGAGGGATCAAGAACAACTCATCACGACCAGTATTCTTAATACTTGCAAAGTTATCCATACGGAATGACTTTCTCCATGATTCAATCAACAACTCTTGACTACCATTGTAGTTAGGAATATTTGCACGAATCACACCGAACAAATCACGACGATGATTACGGCAGATATAAAATCCAACTGTATTCACATTGTGGCGATCTTTAATCATACGCAAGATTGCTTCAGTCTGTTTGGCAGAGTCACGACCAATCTCGTATGTTTTCTTAGTCACATCATCACGGATAAAGTGACGCATCTTGATTCGTTTATATTGATTGTTAATAACTTCACTTCTAGAATCTTCTAGACCAATAAGACTACGAGTTGCACTATGTAGAGCACCACCTTCACCATCAGTCAATGTGATGAATGTAGTCTTTTCTAAATTATTGTTCTTGATATATTTACCAAGATTCAAGTAGCACCATGCCAATGCTTC